CTAGCCGTTTTCTGCGCGATTCTGGGGAGGTTGCAGGGAAGAAATGGTGCTTTCCAGTCGTGCCATTTCAATGACGTTCTGGTTCCCGTCGATCCACTTCGAGTAGGTGGTCAGGAACATCTCGACGCTATGGCCCAGCTGTTTCGCGCAGAATGCCGGCGTCATCCCCACCATCAGCATTGCGGTCGCGTAGCTATGCCGCATGTTATACGGGCGCCTGTAGCGGATCCCGAGCCTTCTCAACATCGGTTCCCAGTACGTGCGGCGGAACGCGTCCTCGTCGTGCCATACCTCGTTGTAGCGGGGATCGAGAAACACGCGGCCATTCGACATTTGCGTGAACGCTCGCTGACGTTGTAACGCTGCCATCGCTCGGCTGTTCAGATGGACCAGCCGAGCGACCTTCGTTTTCGTTCGATCCAGCTGCTCGCCGCGGACATAGGCTTTCGCGACGAGCATCGTGGCGCTAGCCAAATCAATCTGGGGCCATTCGAGCCCATAGATTTCGGATGTCCGCAGGCCGGTCCAGAACCAAAACTCGGCCAGGTTGTGCACCTGGCCGGGATATGCGCGCTCGGCCTCGGCGATAATCCGGTCGGATTCCTCTCTTGCGAATGGATCGGGAGGGGGCTTCTGGTGCTTCGCGCGCGGCACAGCGTCGGCCGGGCTCTCCTTGATGAACTTGTCCTTGACTGCAAGCGATAGCGCCGCTCGAAGGACAGAAAGGTAGTTGTTGACGGTCTTGCCGCTCAGGTCCGGGCGATTCGCAATTGCGGTCTGAATTTGAATTGCCTTCAACGATCGTATCGAGACGCTTCCTGTCGGTTTCGACTGGGCCTCGTCGCATGCGGTTTCTTTCCAGAACTTGATTGCCGTGGCATAACCGTCGCGCGTTGATCGCTCGATTCGCTGAGCGGCAAGCCACGTGTCCAACCAGTCCCCGAGTAGCAGCGATGTCGCGTCTCCTTCGGACGGAAAGTACTCGGACATGACAAAAGTGCCGTGCCGAATTCGATCTCGAATTTCTGTCGCTAGTCGCCGCGCATACTTTACGTTCGCCGGTGTGGGAAGCATCGGCTTCCCGTCCAACTTCAAGGTTTTGCGCATTTCTTGGCCGTCGAGCATGAACGCCATGCGAATCGACTTTTCGCGAATCTCTACGCCATCGCCTTTTCGACCCATTGTTGGTATCCCTTGATTGAAATGAAAATTCCGCCGTCCGGCGAGCGGCGATACTCGCGACCTTCAAGCCATTTCCCGTCCTCGATCTTTCGACGGATGGCTTTCTCGGTCAGGCCGGTGATCATCGCGGCCAGTCCTACAGTGATGTAGGGCGCTGGCGCGATCAGAGTCGGTGGGTGGCTCATGCTACGATCCCTCTGTCTCAAAAAAGCGTTGAACCAATGAAGAAGGTGTTTGTAATGCGCGGGTACGAATGAACTGCATGCCGCGCGTGACGGAAGACGGCAAGTACGCCGCCCAGGTCGAGGTAACAAAGGTTGGTTTCAGCCGGGAGGCTGCGTTTCGGGTGCTCGGCGAGTTCGACACAGAGGCCGAGGCAGTTACCGTGCGAAGAAGTTTTCGGAAGAGTGGCTTAATCGGTATGGTTGATCCCCGAGACACGGAGGAATCATGTGCATTCACGCCCCGAAAGTGCCGTACTACGTTGTGGTACTGAACGACAAAGAAAGGTACCGACTCGACAGCACCAAAACTCATATGGGTACGCCGAGTGAACGCCTAGTCGCATTCGCAGAATCACGTGGATTACTGCTTCCGAACAATGTTTCTGCTTGGGACAAATTTGTCCGTGACACGGGTATTGGGGTAGAAGATCGAAAGGCGATGCGTTGTTACCTCCTCATCAGAGGCGGAGAAACGGACGACGAACTGCGGCAACTCATCGATATGTAGATCGATCACAGCCACGTCCGCCTCCTTGGGCGCGGGCGGCGTCGACCATAGCCCGGCACGTTTCAACAGCTTCCATGTTCACGCCGTCCGCGCTTGGATGCGGTTCGGACAATTCGACGCGCGCGACCGCCCAGCGTTTTCCCTTCGTGTCGAGGCCAAGGTTCTTGATCAGGTACATGGCCTTGTCCGCGCCAGCGCGTTCGCGGTGTGCGCCGTCTGACAGTTTCGGGTTACCGTATTGGTCAAGTTCGGCGAGCCACCACTGGATGTCCGTCACCTCGCCGCTCGGCTGCTGCGCGGGGGCGCGCCGAGTCCATGCAGCGATCGCCTCGTCTTCGGTGTTGCATGCCGGTCCTTCAGCGAGACATCCGGGGCAATAGACGAAGCTCCACTTGCTGATCAAGCCGCGCGAAACTGTGCAGTCGACGAAGCCGCAAAACGGGCATGCGGGAAGCTTACCGGTCATGGTCGGCTCCATCGAGAAGGGCGCGAAGATGAACCACGACGGGATGCTTCGGGCCGATGAGCGTGATCGCCAACCTGATCGCCTTGCGCTGCTCGTCCGTCAGGCTCGCCACCCTCGTACCGGAGCGAAGTTTCGCGATGGCGGCGAATACGTGATCGTTGCCATTTACGAACGATGACGGCAGACAGTTCAGTTCAAGCGCAACTCGGTCGAAAAGCGCTTCCCACGGATTGCCGCCGGCAGTCACCGCCTCTTCCGCAACGGCGCCGATCGGCTCCTGCTGCGCTTTCTCGCGTCGCACCTGCGCAACGATGTCGGAGAGCGACGCCTGCTGTGCTGCGCCCTCCTCGCCGTTCAGCAGCACGTCGAGCTCGCGAACAAGCCGGCGGTGATCAGCCAGCACGCCCTCGTAGTCGGCGATCGTGAGCGCATCGGCAGGTGCGTCGGCCTGCGCGGGTTGCGGGACGCCCACGTCAACCGGAATTCCGCGCAATGCGCGATAGCCGGCGATGAAAGCGCCGCACGGTCCTACGCCGGCTTTACTCGCCTTATACGCCATGGAACATGCGGCCTTGAACTCGTCACTACTCTCGTCGGGCATCGCAGCGGGCGATGCTGCCGCGCGGGCTGCGGCATCTTCGAGCGCAGCCTTCATATAGCTAACGAACCGCCGCATCACTTCCTCTGTTTCCGACGCTTTGCAGTTCCGGTATTCGGCAACAAGGGCGACCCCTTTTGTCGTCATCCATTGCCGATTGATGGGCAGAAGTTCAAGGTCCGCCCGCTCGTCGGCCGGCGCTAGTGCCGCCGTAGCGGGGGCAGCATCAAGATCGACGACGGCGACAAGTTCACGTCGCACGCGAACAGGAGCGCCACCTTCAACCCAAGACCCTTCGTCGTGGTCGTAACGCTCGGCCCGGAAGTAGCCGTCATCGTCAGGCGAGGCAATCGTGTAGCTGTCAAACGGGCCACCGTATGTCGGAACATAGCCAAGTTCGGGATGTGCAATCCACATGAAGAACGGCTTCCCGGTCACGGGACATTCATCCGGGCACCAACGGTCTTTCTTGGCGTCCGTCGCCCCTTCCGCACCTGTCTCATTGGCAGAGGTGGCGCGGGCGGCTTGTGATTCGACCTTCACCCACTCCGAACAACCCTCACGCACTCGCGGCAGATCGCCGCCGCACACGCAACTCCCCGCGCGTTCGCAATAACCGGTCGGCGCTGCTGCGTGTTGCTCGACAGGGGATGCGGCGATCGCAGACAGCACGTTCTCAAGCGCCGTGTTGTAGCCGAATCGATACTGAGATTCAGGCTCGTCACTCGGGCCAAATTCGCCCGGCGGGTTCGGCGCGAACATCGCTTTGATTCGATCCGTCAGCGCATCAGCGCGGCTGCTCATCACGCGGGCATCCGACGCGAACATAAACGAGCCTTCAGGATCTCGTTTCATGCCTGTCGTGGCCCACGAATATCGTTGCGAAGCGGGCGCATCAGCACGGCTTTTTGTGCCGCTGAATTTCGAACATGTCCCATTGATGGGGGCGCCTTGCTGCTCGACAATGGCTTCGGCAGTAACGGGGACCTCCAAATCCGTTGCTGCTGTTGTAGTCGCTGCCTCGCTCGCCTGTTCGGGAGCGGGGCTCTTTTCGTATCGGGTGGCCATGCGTGGTTCCTTTGGTCTCATCGAACAGAAATCGGAATTGCGAACGAAGAAATCACTAACGGTGTTATATTTCTTGCCTCAAAACTGAGGTGTCTAATGAGTGAATACATAATCGAATACAAGGGCTACTCGCTTAATTTCACGCCGCGAGAAGGTGACGGGGAGTTTGCTGCGCGGTGGGCGCATCGGAATAATCATCCGAACGCTGACAAAGAATGGAGCCCATTTAGCGAGGTTGAACTTTGTAAAACTAAAGTGGAGGCGGCGTCGGTCGGAAAGCAGTATGCAATGGCGTGGGTCGATAAGAAGTAATGCCGCGACATTCGTTCTAAGCACCAACTAAGATGTCACTGGCGGCTGCGATGAACGTCGTAGCCGCTTCAGCATTGATGGCGTTTCCGTAGGCGCGCAGTCGTCCCACTCTCGAGGGAGCCCCATCAGCCAGCGGGAATGTGCCGGGTTCAACTGGCCGCCACTTTTCATCGCGGCAGAGGAGCCAGTCAGGAGCTCGCCAGAAGCCGTTAGTCGGGCTGGCTGGTTCAGCTCGTGAAATGCGAGCTTCGTCGTTGCCGACAGATCCATCGTGACTTTCGATCCGTTCGGCATGCGACCGGTCATCGAGACTCCCGGGCGAAATCCTTTTCCGCCCGAGCCGTCGGATGCTGCCGGCGTCGGCCAGCTCGCGAGCCAGTGGTGCGCCGCTGCGTCCAGTCGCATCCCCTTCTTGCCGCCGCCGCGCTCCGAATACGGCTTCGACGGCGCGCCTTTGAAATCGGTGGTGGTGGGTGTTGGCCACCCAGAACGTTCGGTCACGGATGTGCGGGGCACCGACGCCCGCAGACGGAAACGGGACACACCCATAGGCGTAGCCCAGCGCTTCCAGGTCAACGTGTACAAGGTCGATCCACTCGTCGACAGCGCTGCTCGCAACCTGTTCTCCAAACACCACTGAAGGTCGGCGCTCGCCGATGAGCCAGTGCCAGTGCGGCCATAGGTGCCGCTCGTCATCAAATCCAGCTCCTTTGCCTGCCGCGGAGAAAGGTTGGCACGGACAGGAACCGGTCCAAACAGGTCGATCATCGGGCCAGCCGGCGCGCCGAAGGGCATACGACCAGACGCCGATTCCGGCGAAGAAATGACACTGGTCGTATCCTCGGAGGTCGTCAGGTCGAACATCCTCAATGCTCCTTTCGTCGACATCGCCGGGAGCGATGTGCCCGGCGGAAATCAGATTGCGCAGCCACTGCGCTGCATACGGGTCGAGCTCGTTGTAGTACGCGGCCATGTGGTTCTCGTTCGTCAATCGCCGCACATGCAATCGATGATGGCGTCGTCCTCTTCGTGCTCGGGAAATGCAAGCGGGATTTGCTTCGCGTAGAACTCGGCTTCGCGCAGCAGTTCGGAATAGCGTGGGCGGTCGTTTCGAAATGTGGCGCCTGACGGGCGCGATTCTTCGTTGATCCACCAGGTAGCCAGCTCGGGCCGTGTAACGAACGCGCGCACGATCTTGTGCCGCGCTTTCAGGAAGCATCCGTCGCAGTTCCCGAAGTCGCCTTCCGGATCGAGCGCGAGGTCGAACGGCTGAGCACGCCAGAAGGCAAGAACGTCAGCTTTACGGACGTTGGCGCGTGCGAGTGGAAGATTCGGCTCCCCGCCGCTGTTGTCTCGTCCAGGTGATGTAAGACGAGCGACGCGCCGTGGTTCGTCTGCACGAATGCCCATCACGTTTTGCCATTCGCCGTATCCCCGTGACTGCATGAACGCTCGACCGGCCTTTACCTTCAGATTCGCAGTGCAGGTGCGCATGACCGGATTCGGGAGGATGCCGAGCGCCTCATTGAGGCGCGAGAACGGTTCGCCGTTGCGGCTTGCGGTTTCGAAGTCGACGATCCGTATGTGACAACGCGAACGCGAGCCCTCTTCGAAGCCGTCCCATTCGATCCAGGTGATTGGCACATACCAGCGATGCGCACACTCGTTGATGAACTCCAGCGTTTCTTCACGCTCCTTTCCGGTGTTCTGGAACGAGACGATGCAGTCATCCGGTAGGCCGCCGTTCGCTTCGAGCAACTGGTGGAGCATGTAGCCCGACGTTCGACCGCCGCTGAAGCAGATCTGCGCCGGTCCCTCGATCAGGTACGGGTTACGCGAAGTCATCGCATCCTCAAATCAGAAAAAAGAGTGGGCGCCATACAGGCCGCCCACAAGAAAAAGCCACGCATCCGAGGCAACGGAGTTCGCGCGGCTTGGGGAGCGGGCATGCTAGGATTTGCGTTTCATTTCGCAACGAGGATGCGATGAAGCGCTGGAGTGCAGTGATCGGAATTCTTGGCGGAATTGCGATCGTAATTATGGTTTCTTTGTTCGGCGCGACATCTGCTGGAACACAAGCCTATAAGCCAGATTTCATGGCGTCGTGGGTTCAGGCCACTGGGGGCATAGTTGCCATCTTTGCTTCCGCCGTAATGGTCAAATGGCAGTTCGACAAGCAGAGGTTGCAGCAAGAAAAGGATCAAAAAGAGAGCAATCGCAAGCGCGCGCGTTATCTTCGTCAGGTCGCGAGTGAGGCGAACGCGATCGCTTATCTGATCGCTGAGAATCTTCGGGATCCGGAGATCGCATACGAGTACATGCAGCACCTGTACGATGAAAATCGTCTCCCAGTCGTCGGAATAGCTTTACGTGAAATTCCGGTGCTGGAGTTGCCATCGCCAGATTTTGTTATGCCGATCATTGGAATTCGGACGGCATGCGAGCGCATCGCCGATGCTGCCCGTGTACTTAAAGAGGCGAAATCACCAGCTTTGAATTCGTTCCCGAATCTCCTGCAGATGCCGGAGCATGCGATTATTGTTGAGCAGGCCGCTTATATAAAATTGTCGGTGGAATTGATCGAAAGTTTGATCTGGGCGCACAACCTACAATGATGCCTTCGCAGAGGCGCGGCCTAGCTACGTACAGTAGGTCGAGGCACAGCGCGCGGACTCATCCCATTGCTGGGTGGTGGCGAGTACGAGCACGACGCCGATGAACACGGCGAGGCTCTTGAGCCACAGAATCAGCAGGGCTTTCACGACCACACCCCCATCAGACGCTCGATCGGGGGAGCGACGGCGCCGGCAAGCAGGTAGAGGCCGGCGATTACACAGAGCGGAATCCAATCTCGATTCATGGTTATATCGCGTTGATGTTATTGCCCGCCGTAGTGGGCGAGGTTGTTCAGGCAGCGATCGCCCTCGCTGCTGCGAGCAAATCGTCCAGCTCGCGCTCGTAGGTGTTGGCGATGCTCGGGTGTTCTTGGTTCTGCGCGATCAGCAAGCGCAGCGTGGCTTGCCGTTCGGCGAATGCGCCCATGAGAATTGCCGAGCGCGCGGCGATGCGTTGGTCGGTTGTGAGCGTGATCGTTTCCATCATCGTTCCCCTTCGTGTTGCGTTGGTCTTCCATCTGATTAGGAATGCGAAAATAAAACAACGCTCAACGAACGGCACTGGCATTCAATGCCGTCCAATCAGCGCTGTCGAAACTCTCAAGGGCGCGCACTCGGCAGATTGCTGCTGCAGAAGGTTGGTCGGTGCGGCTTGGGCCGCGGCCGAATGCGCGCTCTTGAAAGTTGATTGGTGTCGGGCGCTACCCCGTTTCTCGGCTACACCGTTGAGCCGGCCGGTTGCTCCCTGTACTGCGGGTCCCGGCGCACTAGCACTCTTAAAGATCGATCCGCCTGGGGCGGTGGCGCAGCGTTCTGGGCTGCGCTGAGTCGAACTATACGCGAATGAATGAAAATGGCAAGAAAAATCTAATCGCGAATGAATGGTTTGTTGTAGTGATGGGCGAGGGACGGCATGCTTACGTCGCGCCTACACATTGCTTTCTGATGTGGCGCCGGCGAATCCCGTGCCGAAGAAAGTCGGGGGCGAACCTAGAGAGACCAGAAGATGAAGAAATGCGGGATCGCGATCGCGGCCATCGCGGGGGGCGTGCTTACTGCATGTGGCGACAAGGAAGGTGATTTGATGAAACGGGCGCTGCGAGAGAGGGACGTTCGGGCTATTAATCTGTGCCAAGACTATGCTCGGTCCAAAGCCACCCATCCGAGCACGGTCGATTTTTCTATCTTGGGGGCGCGGGTTACCGAGCAGTCGGACGGCAGCGTGATCGCGGCCTCAACCTTCACAGCGAAAAACGGGTTTGGCCTTGAGTTGAAGTATGAGGTGGCTTGCCAGGTCAATGGAAGCGGCATCGTCGAAGCGGGTGTTCGCGAGGCTCGCGACTAAGGTGCCGTCGAGATCGCCTATGCTTTGAGTCTCACCGGGAGCGAGCCATGAAGCCCTGCGACGTGATCACGCCCTTCGAGCGGTTGATTGCAGAAGGAAGGGCGGCGGTCGAACTGGAAGATACCTGCGCTGGGTTTGCGGGATGGCTTACTAAAGCATGGGATCGCCTCGACGACGATGAGGTCGCGCTACCGACGTCGGTGAGAGCAACGCTTTGGAGGGAAGGATTCGTGCGCCGGAAATGAAAAGCCCCGCTCGGGGCGGGGCCTACAACAATAAATGTGTCAGATCAGTGGATTAATCTTGCTGCCGCGAACGCCAAACCGGCCAATGCAATTGCTGTTCCCACGAACCATTTGAGGAGAGTGCTCTCCACAGACGCAACATCGGCCCTTGTTGCGACGTGCGCGAGCCCTGACTCCATGCGAGCAAGTCTCTCACGGATGTCAGTGGCGGTCCTCTCCAGTTCTTTGACGCGTTCTTCCATGTGAGAATCATGAGGTGGTCCGCCTCCGCCGTCAACTGGCCCCTGAGGGAGCTTTCTCTCGATCCTCGATAGCTTGTCGAGAAGACTGTAGTCAGGATTTGCCATCATCTGCCCCCTGCTTTTCGCCGACCGCACTACTCAAGGCGTCTACGGCCTTGTCGATGGCATCAATGGCGTCACTGGCAGCCTTCCTGATTTCTTCGGCCTCTTCGGCATTTGCGCCCTTTAAGGCCAAGTAGCTGACTTGGGCGATAAATCGCAGCATGTGTATCTGCGAACGCGAAAAGGCCGAGAAGACCTGTAGGGTTTCTTTATCCACGTTGCCCCCCGGACATCTTCAGCAAGCCGGCACAGAGCGTGGTTGCGATGATCATTTTCATTGTGGTCCCTCGTTAGACCGCGACTGACCGCGTGGGCGACACTCGTGGCGGACCAAATTATATCCGGAGCCCGTCTCAATTCGACGGCTGCTGACGCCAGTTGAAAGCTTCCCGAATCTGGGGCTAAACTACTGTACATATGTACAGTAGTTTGGGCAGAAGAATGAGGGCAAGGATGGATCGAAGGATGAGCGCGAGTGGGCTGCGGTGCAGGCCGGGGGATTTGGCGAGGGTGGTGTCGGCATGGAATCCGGCTTTGATCGGCAGAGTCGTGCTGATCAAGGCCGCCCATTCGAAGACCGAATGGGTCGTTACGCTGCTGGGGGCGCCTGGAGTGACGCTCACGAAAAATAGAAAGCGGATTGCGGCCAGCAACTGCGCGCTCGCGTACGACTCGGCGCTCGAACCTATCCGGGCAATCGGCGCCGGGACGCCTCGCGAGGCTACGGCTGCAGGTGAGGCAGATCACCGTCATCAGCGGAGTTTTGCTGCGCCGGTATCAATCTCAGTAACGTCATGACGGCGGCAAACGCGTCCTCCGGGACGCCTGCTTCGCTGGCCCGCTTGATCTCGGAAATCAACTTTTGGGCGTTAGGCGGAAGTGTACGGGCAGTCTCGGCCGCGCGTTCATGAGGCTGCGAGGCGTATAGCTCTGCCACGAACTTCGGGCCGCGCTCGGTGAGAAGCCACTCACACGTGACGCCGAACGGAATCGCCAAGGCGGCCAAAGTCTCTAGCTCGGGAACCGACCCACCCCGGAGGATGCGGCTGATCGTGGGCTGTGGAACCCCAGTGTCACGTGAAAGCTTGCTCTGCCCACGTTCCCCGTAATTGGGATGGGCATGAAGCAGTTCTCTCAATCGATCGCCGACTTTTTTCATGGCGAGACTATGCGTCAATGAATAGGCCATATCAACAAATCACTCGATCGCGCATTGACAATTAGTCATTCGCGTATAGAATGCCCGCATGGACATGCCAACTACCGCCTCGGCGCTTCTCAGCGACATCAAGACCCAACGCAGTCTGAGCGAAGTCGCGATCGCGCGCCGTCTCAAGATTTCCCAGCCGACGGTAAATCGAATTCTGCGAGGGAAATCGGACTGCAAGAGCAGTACGTTCGTGGCGATTCAGGCGTGGTGGAACGAGCTCGCTCAACAGAAGGAGATCGCATGAAGCGCCTGTACGCGAGGCTGGTTCTCTGGCTGATCCGGCCGGCGCTCAAGGTTCGTGAGAAGCGCCGAGTGGCCGCTGTCCGTTTCTATGAAACCGCTGTCAGATCGAGCGGGCCAGGTTGGCGAAGTTCTGGGTGTGCATGTCGAACGACGAAACGACGGATTCGCCCACGCGATCACTGTTGAGTAACGTCACGCGGCCTACTTCCGATGCTTGGGCGTGTGCCGCAATGAATCGATCGAGCTGCTCTTGGGGCATGGACCGAAGAAGGGCGTCGACGACGACAAGAAGCGCCATGTTTTCGCCCTTGAGTTCGCAGATTTTTTCGGTTGCTTCTTGCAAATCCTTCATGAGGGTTCCTCGGATGGAATGGGTTTTGTGTGAGAACTGCCAATTCTACGGCGAGAGCCGGAACCCTCACCCAATCAAGCGGCTGATGAAAAAATTTTGCACCTCAGCCGAGTCGTAATTCCAGTCGTAATTCATTTGATTTTCACTATGGAGGGCAGATGCAAGTTCCGGCCTATTCCCAGGCACCGCGCGGCCCCGAGCCGATTCAGGGCGACCGTTTCGTCGCGCCGGAGTCGATCGCGGAGTGCGCGACTTTCCGTGATGCCGTGTGTCTCGCGTGGGAACTGCGAGCGGTGCGCGGCATGACGCAAAGGACGCTGGCGGAGTTGCTGGATGTTCCGGCTTCGCACCTTTCCAACATGCTCAACCGCGATCCGGTTGATCGTCATGGGAAACCGCGGCAGGACCTGCCGGCAAAGCTGATCGCGGACTTTGAGCGGGTCGTCGGCAATCGCGCCGTGTCGCAGTATCTCGCGCGCATGGCAATGCTGACGTTGATGGAAGAAGTGATTCAGCAGAGGGCCGCCATGAAATGACCGAGGAAGATGCGCTTCGGAATGGCTGCAAGGCCGTAGAGGACGCCCGGCAGCGGGTGGGTGACAACCGAAACGCACTGATGAAGGAGCTGGAAAGGGTTGCTATCGAGGATTCGGAAATCGCCGAAGCATTCAGGGTCGCCGGATTTCTGTTCCTTGAGGCGCAGCAGGAAACGAAGCAGTAAGGCACGCCGGCTTCAGCCGGCGTTCTGAAGCCGGTCGCAAGCGCCCCCGATCGGGTCTTTGTGTCTGGATTTAGTAATCCTAAAAAATATCAATTTATGGAAGCCAATCAGATCAGCCAGCGGGCCGACGCGTATCAGCGGAATCCGGCCACTTCCGAAGAGGTAAAGCGCATTGTGCGCGATACCAGCCATCACCCGACGTACCCGCGCAAGTGCTTGTCGTGCGGGGCGCTCGAATCACTCGACGGCTCTGTGCCGTGTGGTCATTAAGGATCCTTGAATGGCAAAGAACTCCATCGACGTTTACGGAGCGAAGGGTAAGGGCAACGCGCTCGACTTTGACCCTGACACGCTGGTGCTCGTGACCGAGCCGAATCATCCGCTCTTTGACGAACGTGTTCACTGGCCGGTTGACGAGAGCATGGTCCGCAACATCATGTTCCAAGGCGTGATCCAACCGATTGAGGTAACGAAGGATCCGGAAACCGGTGAAGTGCAGGTCGTCACCGGTCGACAACGTGTGAAAGCGGCCCGAGAGGCGAATCGCCGACTGATCGATCGTGGCGATCCGCCGATCACCGTTCCGGGGATTGTCCGGCGTCTCGGGCGCAGCGAGCGCGCGTCGGTGCTGTCGGCCCGGATCGCGAGCGAGAACGCGATTCGGCAACAGGAAACTCCGCTTTCTACGGCCGCGAAGATGGCGCGTCAGCTGCGAATGCGGTCGGAGGACGATGTCGCGATCCTGTTTGGCTGCAACGTCCAGACGGTGCGATCGACCGTCGCATTGCTCGACTGCTGCGAGGACGTTCAGAAAGCCGTCGACACCGGGCAGATCAACGTCACGCATGCTCGGACGTTGGCGAAGCTTGAGCCGGCGGAACAGCGCGCAAAAGTGAAAGAGGTGATCGCTGCTGGAGAGGGCAAGCAAGGTCATAAGCGGTCGCGAGCGCAGAAAGCGGCGCTGACCGGCGATGCCGCCCCGCGTATGCGAACCCGCAAGCAGATCGCTGCCGAGTTGGAGAAGGCGACAGGAGAGCGTGCAGATGTGCTCCGATGGGTGCTCGGCCTGGACAGTGACGCAGCCCCGCAGGCGGCCACCGATGCCCGCCAGATGTCGATCGACGAGGCTGCATGAGCGGATACGCCTATCAATGGGCCAAGCGTCAGCGTGTCGGCGACTCGTCGGCCAAGACGCTTCTCAAGACTTACGCGCACTGGGCGGCCGAGGACTACTCGACTTGGGTCACGAACGACGAGCTCGAAACCGATACGGAACTGAACATCCAGACCATCCGCAAGGCGCGCAACAAGCTTATCGAGCTTGGATTCCTCGTGGAGACGGAATATCGGCGCGGCGATACGCGGAGCATCGTCGTCTATCAGATGCTCGCCCCGGAAGGGTCAATCGTAGTTCAGGCAGTCGATCCGCGCACCGGAGACGCGATTTCGCTCAGCCCGCCGACAGCTGACGAATTCGCAAAGAGGGGTGAAAAACAAAGCCCCTCCAAATCTCGACGGGCTAAGGGGGCTGAAATTTCAAGCGGCTCGAAATCTCAAGGGGGTGGAAATCCCACGCAAAGCCCCTCCAAATCCCACGTCAAGGGGGGTGAAATTTCGTCCGAAGGGGGTGGAAATTTGGAGGGCAATAAAGAAGGAGAAGAACAAGAGAAGAACGGAGAACAGCAAAGCGCGCGGCGTACGCCGCGAGTTGCGCTGCATTCCGAGCTTCGATCGTTGGAACTGCCCGACTGGCTGCCAGCAGACGCATGGGCCGATTGGTGCGAGCACCGCGAAGCGAAGGCCCGCGACAAGTCGGCGCCGTGGACGCGCCCGGCGGCCAAGGTTTCGGTGCGCCGCCTGTCCAAGCTGCGTGACCTTGGCCACGATCCGGTGGCCTGCATCGACGAAGCGGTGCTGCGCGGCTGGACTGGGCTGTTCCCGGTGAAGGCAGACGCGGCCGACGCAACGGGCGGAGCACAGGCGATTTCGCCGGACTGGTGGAAGACGGCACCGGGAATCCGCGAGCGCGGCAAGCAACTGGGCATCGAGGAAAGGCCGGACCAGGTGTTCGAGCAGTACAAGGCGCGCGTATTCAAGGCCGCCGGGCCGGGCGAATGGATGGAAGACATGCTGCGCACGGTTAGCCGCGAGAGCGATGAGCGCTACGAAGCGCTGTACGCCTACTTCAACGACATTCCGCGCGACCAGGGCGCGCAACGGGAGGCGACATGACGAAGCGGACGCCTTGGCCGATGGTCGTTCCAGCCGGCACGACGATGGTTGGAACGGCACGCGTGCGCGACGACTCGGGGCCGAAGATGACGGCCGCGCAGCTAGCGATTTTCGCGGCGACAGGGAACCGGCCCCAGGTCGACAGTGGATTCGACGAGATTGCCGACGGCTTCGATCCCGGCGCGCCGATCCCGCTGTCTATGCAGAAACCGAAGCGGACACCGAAGTACCGCAACACGAAGTGCGAGCACAACGGCATCAAGTTCGACAGTGAGAAAGAGCGCTCGCGTTGGTTTCACCTGATCCAACTGCAAGCCGCCGGCCGGATCCGCGATTTGAGACTGCAGGTGTCGTTCGTACTGACCGAGCGCAAGCAGCGCGACGACGGCACGTGGGAGCGCGCATCGAAGTACGTCGCCGACTTCGTCTATGTCGATGTTGAGACTGGCAAGCAGGTTGTCGAGGACGTGAAATCGCCGGTGACCCGGAAGAACCCGACGTACATCCAGAAGCGAAAGCAGATGCTGGACAAGTACGACATCACGATCAAGGAGGTCTGATGGCCGAACGAAGGATGAGTCTCGCGCAGCGTCGCATTTGCGAATGCCTGCAGAAAAGCCCCGGTCTTGTTCAACGCGAACTGGCGAAGAAACTCGGCATCACGGTCGAGGGCATCAAAAAGACCGTACGCCGTTTGGTCGCGGACGGGTACGTGAAACGTGGGCGCCGTGATCGGAAAGGGGAGCCGCTGAGCCTCACCGGCAAGCCGTTCCCTCCGTCGAGCGAGTGCATTCCGACGCACGTCAAACGGCAACTTGCAATCGACATTGGCATGAGTGCGTTGTTGCCGGCAATGCGTGCAATGGTCGACGTCGGGCGGGTGGCGGCATGAAGGTAAGCGAACTGACTGGCGCGCTGCTGGACTACTGGGTTGCTCATGCTCAAGGCAGGAGGGCAGAGATTGTTGACGGCACGGCGATTGTTGTTCGCATACGCGCCGGCATCCTTGACGACAACGGAGAGGGAACCTATGTCCTTCGTGGACCCTATCAGCCGTCGACCCGATGGGACGTCGGTGGCGAGATCATCGAACGAGAACGAATCACCGTGACACCGGTGCACCGCGGAACGGAGTGGGGCGCGTACATCCGGAACTGCTGCTATGAGTCCGAAGATCCTGACCAAATCGGCCCGACGCCGCTTGTTGCAGCGATGCGTGCTTTCGTGGCTTTGAAGTTCGGCGACGAGGTAGAGGCATGAAGCGATCAGGGTTCGGCCCGCGAAAGACGCCGCTCGCACGGGGATCTTGGTCTCGGAAAAGCGCGCCGCTCCCGGAGCAGGCTCCGCGAAAGACCGCAATGAAGCGTCGCCCCAAACGCCCGACCGTCGCCGAAGGCTCGAAGTATCTGGCGGCTTGCCGTGGCGAGCTGTGCTATCTGCGCGTGCCAGGCGTCTGTCGCTTCAATCCGCTCGACGAAACCGTGGTGCCGTGCCATTCGAACCAGTCGCGACACGGGAAGGCTGGTCTGCTGAAGGCAAAAAACGAATTCACGGTTCCAGGCTGCATGTGGTGCCACGCGTGGATTGATCAGAACCGCGTCGGCACGACGAAGCAGGCCAAGTTCGACGTTTGGGATCGAGCATATGAGGAATGGGCACCGGTCCGCGCCCGAAAGATGGGAGAAGCAAATTGCCAGTGAGGATGTGGGTGCATGTCCCAGCGGGGATGCGCAGCACCCCGCGTAAGCGCGGGATGGGAGCGATGATCGTCACGGAGATCACTCGGAAGATCGACGCGACGGTGTTTCGGCTGGCGCGAATTCCGACGGTCAAGCGTCAGTTGGTGACGGCAGTCGAGGCAGACGTGTTTATCCCGGAGATGTACAGAACCCATATAGCAAAGGGTGATCCGCGGTGGGTGGCTCCGGGCGTATTTCGGACGAAGGTCTACTGGGTGGACAACAAGAAGTCGCGCGTGCTCGGGCAGTTCCTTGAGAGCGGGGCGTTCGAATTGGATTTGAGGGAGGCGGAATGAGCGCACACGCATACATCTTCTACGCCGACGTGCCGGAACGGCTGGTCGAGTCGGCCGTGCAGCATCGAGACAGCGAGACGGGCGCACAGCTCATCGCGTTCGACGAATGCCCGTACAGCGGCGAGATCACGGAAACGCAACACGGCATCCAGATCGAGTACTCGTGGCCGGTCAACGTTACCTATCGGCACGCGCTCGGCGACTGGTTCACGCACCACGGCATCAGCTTCACGGTCGTCATGTGACAGCGCGGCAAGCGTTCATCAATAATCTATTCAGGCGACGACACAATGAACGAGATCGAATTTAAGTCGGCATTTGACGCAGTGCGGTTCGCGTTGGCGTACTCGACGCAACAATACGGCGAAACGATGATGGCGAAGCGCCTGCGCGGCGAGTCGTCTGGGGCGGGTATGGGGCTCGTCGGTTTGGATGGCGCCGGGCAGGCAGGGATGATTCGCGCGAAGGTTTGGGAGTTGCCTGAGCTTCATCTCGCGGTGATTGTTGCTCGCGCCGCCCCGCGCGAACTGCCGTGCTCATGTGGTAAGGCGTGCTGTTCGGGCAGTCAGCCGAATCCCGAATGGCAGACCGCTATCAGCTGGCTCACGGATGCATCGGCAGCGTACTGCTCTGGCTTCAGTCTCTACCGCGTGCGGCGGGCGATCATCGAGGGTGTTTTCGGAGTGAAGCGAAGCATGGCCGACGTCGCAGAGGATTGCGGCGCTCACGTGAACACGGTCAGCAAACAAAATGCTGCCGTCCGAAAATGGCTCGAAGGAAACAGCAAGACGAACACGTCCGGTATCGTCGATACCGCGTGGGCCGCAGTAGAGCGGAAGCTGTCACATATAGGACTACTAAAAAATCGCGAAATCGCTTGACAATGTGTGTTTAACCCACAATAATCACATACATCTGATACACGCCATACGTGCGACCGAAGCAGAAAGCCCGCTGAAGCGGGCTTTTTTTATCTCCAGCGGGTCTTCACAATGAGTCGCCATTGAATCGGCCGGTTTGCGAATGCAGAGTGATCATGGTGGTTCTGGGGCGGAAGAGGGTTTCCTAACGTCGAAACTGCACTCCCGCCGCAAACCTCACACCGATATATTCCTGAATGCGGCGTTTGGGCGCCCGGCTGATGCAGTGCGTCAAATTCAGCCCCGTTTTGTTGCAGCAACACGTTCCCATACTTGTAGTAGGCCATGCTGGTCTCCCGTAGCAATGACGCCGGCACTCATCCGGCTCAACAATTCTAGGGCGGCAATTTGTAATCTCAATGCGTAGATTCTCTACATCGCTGCAATGACTCGTCAACGGGTACCTTGTCGACTTCGGCGTGCTGCTGCAGCTGATCGCAGTTGTTAGGTAGCTTGCCGATTTGTAATGTAAGGTCTCTTTTAACCAAAGGGGGTCATATGGAAAGCCTGGATCATATTTTGGCAAATTTGGCAATCGGCTCCGAAAGATTCCTGGATGCGGCCGCACTCGGTATGGAACCGGAATCGTTTCACGTCCTCGCCATAAAGCTGCAAGACGGTGCGGATCGTCGCCTGCACGTCACATATGTGCACGAGGAAAACCATTCGGGAAATCGCTACGTCGACCGGCTGAGAGTGCGACGAGTGGAATGACCGAAGCATTCAATACAGCCCACTGAGCATCAGCCAGCGGGCCCTTACGTTACAGGTTTTCGAGTTCATCCGTCGCAGCCTTCACTGCGGCAGCAATGAACTTCCCGAGTTTTTCTCCGCTTGCTTCTGGTTCTATCAGCCAGTCGCCTGGCGCAGCGCTTCCCAAAATACCTGCGGCAAGTGCTTCCTTCACAAGGTCGACTGCTCGATTTTTCGCATCAGCACGTGACATCGAATCAACTCCCGTAGTGTGAGCCGGGGAATCCCGGCCCGACGATTCTACGACAGCAACTTGTAGCCTATGCGGAACTCACCCTCAACCAGCAACACCGTCGACGAGTACCTGGTCGATGTCAAGCAGTGATCCGCGCGGGAAACAACAGAAAGACCACGGACAAGATTGGCACCATGTTGCGCGACCGACTCTAAATCGCTAATATGCGAAATGCAGCGAATGACAGCCAGCGTTTTTCCGAACTTCAGCCCGATCTTTGGGTCGCATAGACCCTCGTACGGCTATATAGGGTAAGTGCGTTTGGCGCGGGGGCAACGTATTGCGCCTTCCGCTTTTCGCTGCACCATTGGATAAGTGTAGTGTGAACCCGTCTCGGTCCTGTTCCTTTGACGGCGATGGGCGCAAGTTGTGCCCAAAAGAAGCCCGCTAGGTGAAAGCCTCGCGGGCTTTTTGCTTTCCTCTTACTGCTGAGTTAGTAGCTTCACGTCATTCTTCGCGAACACGGCTACCACTATGTTGGCGTCGCCGTAGATCACGTATGACGACCCTTCGAGCACAACACGATTGACAGCGACGAACGAGTACTCGCGCTGATCGTATAGTTCAACATTGACTTGCATTTTCTGGCCTCGATTCTTGTGGAGTTGGGATCGTAGGTCCTTTTGCATATCCCCGTGTTACATCTTGTCGTAGTGACCCAACATGGCGCTCAAAACGCTTAAGGCTAGGCTCCAGTCACTGCCGCCTAGGATTCAGGTCGTGCAGTCTGGTTCGTGGCGCACTGGCAAGCAAAGCAGCACTGCGCGCGGCTACGGTTACGCGTGGCAAAGGCTACGCGCTGAGCATCTTGCGAAGCATCCTCATTGTGTGTATTGCCTGCGCGAGATCGGCATGGCTGGTTGGTCGCCTGTTGACGTGGTGCTCGCGTGTGCCGCGCGAGGGATTGCAGAGCCGCTCGGAACGATTGGCGATCACATCACCGCGCACCGCGGCAACAGACAATTGCAGCTCGACCCGGACAACATTCAGACGCTGTGCAAACCGCATCACGACAGCGCGAAGCAGCGCGAGGAGCGAAGCGGCGGCCGATGAGGCAGGGCGGGGGTGTCAAAAGTCTGATGGCCTGCTCGGCCTAGACCGCACGTTCCCTCACGCGCAGAAAATTTCCCCTTTTCAGGATTTTGTTAATGGCTTTAACAGCGAAAAAGCGGAAGTTCGCCGATGCTGTTTTAGCCGGCAAGTCCAATAAGGACGCGGCTATCGCGGCAGGCTACAGCCCCGCGACAGCATCGGCGGCCGGGTCGCGCCTTGTTAAAGACAAGGATGTGGCCCTTTATCTCGCCGCGAATCGCGTGAAGATGGAATCGAAGTCCACAGGACACGCTGAGCAGTCGCCGTCGCCACAAAAGCCGGCCGGGTTCGACCTGGACGCGATGACGAACTTCACTGACCCGAAGGCGTTTCTTATCGCGGCGATGAATGACGCCCGGACGGAGCCGAAGTTGCGGATCGACGCGGCGAAGGCGCTGATGCCGTTCGTTCACAAGCGGCTGGGCGAAGGCGGCAAGAAGGAGCAGCGTGACGAGGCTGCAAAGAAGGCGGCAAGCCGGTTTTCTCCGGCGGCACCGCCGCGGCTCGTCGCTAACGGCGGTAAGAAGGTCGACTGATGGACTGGACAACGGCATGCCCCGATTGGGAAAGGCGACTGATTGCGCGCGAGTCGATCATTCCGTCGCCGATTTTCCCCGACGAAGCTGAGCGGGCGGTCGCAATCTTCAAGGAGCTGCGGGTCACTGACCTGCCCGGAAAGCCGACGTTCGGCGAGTGCAGCGAGCAGTGGGTGTTCGATTTCGTCGCGGCGATCTTTGGCGCGTACGACGCGGAGACTGGCAAGCAACTGATCCGTGAATTCTTCCTGCTAATCAGCAAGAAGAATTCGAAATCGACGATCGCGGCCGGGATCATGCTGACCGCCGTAATTCTGTGTTGGCGCGAGGAGGAAGAACACCTGATTCTCGCGCCGACGAAGGAAGTGGCAGACAACAGCTTTAAGCCGGCGGCGGGGATGATCCGGGCCGACGAAGAGCTGTCGGAGCTGTTCCACGTCCAGGACCACATCCGTACGATCACGCACCGCGTAAGCCGAGCGTCGTTGAAGGTGGTCGCGGCCGACACTGACACGGTGTCGGGCAAGAAGTCGGGCAAGATTCTTATCGACGAGCACTGGGTTTTCGGTAAGAGGGCGAACGCTGAAGCGATGTTCATGGAGGCCACTGGAGGCCAGGTGTCGCGCGACGAAGGATGGGTCATCATTCTGACAACGCAAAGCGACGAGCCGCCCGCTGGTGTGTTCAAGGAGAAGTTGCAGTATCACCGCGACGTCCGCGACGGCAAGATCGCTGACCGGAAGTCGCTCGGCGTGCTGTACGAGTTCCCGGCAGAGATGGTCAAGTCAAAAGCCTATCTCGATCCGGCCAACTACTACATCACGAACCCGAACCTCGGGCGATCGGTCAGTGCGGAATGGCTGGAGGATCAGCTCAGGAAGAACCGGGCGAAGACGGACGGATCGTTTCAACAGTTCATCGCGAAGCACCTGAACATCGAGATCGGCATGAATCTCCGGTCCGACCGTTGGGCCGGCGCCGATTTCTGGATCGGAGCCGCGCTCCCTGAGCGTGTCAGCTTTGAAGATCTGCTCGATGCGTGCGAGGTGATCGCGCCTGGTGTTGACGGCGGCGGTCTCGACGACTTGCTCGGGTTGGCTGCCGTCGGTCGCATGCGCGGAACGCGGAACCAGCTCGCCTGGGCGCACGCGTGGGCTCATCCATCTGTACTCGAACGCCGGAAGGAAATTGCTCCGGCGCTTCACGATTTCGAGAAAGCGGGCGATCTGACGATCGTGTCTCGGATCGGCGAGGATGTAGTGCAGGCGGCCGAGTATGTGGCGCGTATCGAGCGCGCGGGGTTGCTGTATAAGGTCGGCGTTGACCCGGCGGGCATCGGTGCAATCCTAGACGCGCTCGCGGCCATGAAGGTACCCGAAGACAAGGTGATCGGCATCTCGCAGGGCTGGAAGCTTTCGGGGGCCATCAAGACGACGGAACGGCGCATCGCGGCAGCATCGGGGCAGCGAATCGAGGGCGACGAGGCTCCGGATGGCGCGCTGTATCACGGCGGCCAGCCACTGTTGACGTGGGCTGTCGGAAACGCGCGCGTCGTGCCGGTCGGCAACGCCGTGAATATCACGAAGCAGGTGAGCGGGACGGCAAAAATCGACCCGCTGATGGCGTTATTCAACGCCGTGTCGCTTATGGCGCTCAATCCGCCCGCGCAGGGCCAATCGGTCTACGAGTCGCGCGGCATTCGTTTTCTCTGAGGTGTGAATGGGTTTGTTCGATTTCTTCCGGCGCGAAAGCCAGCTGGAGGCCCACGCTCGCCCTGTGGAGCCGTCATTTCAAGCGTCGACGGCCGCTGCTGCACCGCCGCCTGGCGAGACATTCAACGGGCTCGACGATCCCCGGCTGCTTGAGTACATCCGCCGGGGGGAGCTTGACGGCGGCGCAGGTCACGGCGTACGGGCGTTGAGAAACATGGCCGTCCTGCGCTGCGTGACCCTGATCTCGGGGACGATCGGCATGTTGCCGATGAACCTGATCAGCAGCGACGACAGCAAGCAGGTGCAGTCGGACGATCCGGCGCATCGGTTGCTGAAGTACAAGCCGAACGACTGGCAGACGCCAATGGAGTTCAAGAGCCTGATGCAATTGCGCGCGCTGCTTGACGGTCAGTCGATGGCGCGCGTGATCTGGTCCGGCAATCGGCCGATTCGCATGATCCCGATGGATCGAGGATCGGCGAAGCCGAAGCTGACCGCGGCGTGGCAAATCGTCTATGACTACACCACGCCAGGTGGTGACGTGGTGACACTGCCGGCGCGTGAGGTGTTCCACCTCCGCGACTTATCGCTCGACGGCATTAATGGGATTTCGCGCGTGAAGCTTTCGCGCGAAGCGCTCGAACTGGCAGAGCAGGCCGAGAGGGCGGCGTCGAGAACGTTCCGCACCGGCGTGATGGCTGGCGGTGCAATCGAGTTTGAGAAGGATCTGTCCGACGCAGCCTACAAGCGTCTGAAGGAGTCGCTCGCAGAGAACCACTCGGGGGCGGAAAACGCGGGAAGTTGGATGCTCATCGAGGAGGGCGGAAAGTCGAAGCAATTCACTGCGACGGCCGTGTCGGCGCAGCAGATCGAGAATCGGAACCATCAGATCGAAGAAGTCGCGCGCATGTACGGCGTGCCGCGCCCGCTCTTGATGATGGACGACACGAGCTGGGGCAGCGGGATCGAACAGCTTGCGATCTTCTTCATTCAGTACGGCCTTTCGCACTGGTTCGTGTCTTGGGAGCAGGCAGCGGCGCGGTCGTTCCTGCCAGACAAGATGCTCGGCCGGCAGCAATTCAAATTTAACGAGAGCGCGCTGCTGCGCGGTACGTTGAAAGACCAGGCCGATTTCTTGGCGAAGGCTCTCGGCGCTGGCGGGCATTCGCCATGGATGAAGCAAAACGAAGTCCGCGAGACGTTGGACCTGCCTCGCGTCGACGACCCGGTTGCCGATCAGCTCCGGAACCCGATGACACAGAAACCGAAAGGAAGTGGCGATGAGCCTCCTGCAACTACCTGAGATTCGCGCCGACCATCGGCTTAACACTGCGCAATACGACGTGCGCCCGGACGCGCTGGAGCGCTGGGAGCCGGGTGTGCATGCCGCGACCGGCGACGACGCCGCATCGATCTCGATCTACGACTCGATCGGGGACAACTGGGAGGGCACGGGCATCACGGCGAAGCGTATCAGCGCGGCACTGCGCAACATTGGGGCACGCGACCTCACGGTCAACGTGAATTCGCCGGGCGGTGACTTCTTCGAAGGCGTTGCGATCTACAACCTGCTGCGCGAGCACAAGGCGAAGGTCACGGTAAACGTGATGGGACTGGCTGCGTCGGCCGCGTCGGTGATTGCGATGGCCGGCGACGAGATCCTGATGGGTGACGGTGCGTTCCTGATGATCCACAACGCGTGGACGGTCGCGATCGGCAATCGACATGACATCGCAGCGGCGGCCGAGGTGCTGGCCCCGTTTGATGCCGCGATGGCGAAGGTCTATTCGCAGCGCGCGGGCATCACCCAGGCCGAGGCCGCGGCATTGATGGACAAGGAAACGTGGATCGGCGCCGAGCAGGCCGTCGCCGACGGATTCGCGACTGGTCTGCTCGACAGTGCCAAGGTCGCCAAGGAAACGAACGCGAGCGGACGCAAGGCGCTCGCGCTCATCGAGGCGTCGATGGCACGCGCCGGTTACTCACGCGGCGCACGTCGCGACGCTCTCAAAGCCCTATTCGACGGCACGCCGGGCGCTGCCGCCGGAAACGCCACGCCGGGCGCTGGCGAAGACGTTGCAGCGTCGCTGCATACCCTCATCAACGCTCTTAAAGGATGACCAAATGAGCAAAAAACTCCTGATTGCCGCATTTGCGGCGGCCCTTTCTGGCACGGCTGGCGCGGTGCCGCGCGGCATCATGTCCGTGCGCGCTGAAGCGCCGGGCGAAATCAAAGCCCTGATCGACAATTTGCAGAAGGCGTTCCACGATTTCAAGGCCGAGCACACGAAGCAGCTCGACGCGGTGAAGGCCGGCTTGCCGACGTCGGATGCCATGGCGAAGGTCGAGAAGGTTAGTGCCGATCTGGAATCGCTTCAGGCGGCGGTCGACGAGGCGAACATCAAGCTCGCGGCCGCTCAGATGGGCGCGAATGGTGCGAAGCCGCTGCGCGATGCCGAATACAGCGACGCTTTCAACGCTCATTTCAAGCGGGGCGACGTGAATGCGGCATTGAACAAGGGGGAGGCCGAAGAAGGCGGCTACCTGACGCCGATCGAGTGGGACCGCTCGATCACGAACAAGCTCGTCGTGATCTCGCCGATGCGTCAACTTTGCCAAGTGCAGTCGGTATCGAAGGCCGGCTTCTCGAAGCTTTTCAACCTGGGCGGAACCGCAAGCGGATGGGTCGGCGAGACGGACAACCGTCCCCAAACGAACACCGGGAAATTCGCGTCGCTCACATTCGGCCACGGCGAGATCTACGCGAACCCGGCGGCGACGCAGCAACTGCTCGACGACAGCGAAATCGATCTCGAAGCATGGCTTGCTGGCGAAGTGAACACCGAATTCTCAAAGCAGGAAGGTCCGGCTTTCGTCGCGGGTGATGGCGAGAAGAAGCCGTTCGGCATTCTGACGTACGTGGATGGAGGCGCGAATGCGAAAAAGCATCCGTTCGGCTCGATCGGCGTCGTGGCTAGCGGCGCCGCCGCGGGCATCACGTCGGATGGCGTTATCGATCTCATCTACGACCTGCCGAGCGCTTTCACCGGCAACGCTCGCTTCACGATGAACCGCAACACGCAGCGCCAGGTGCGCAAGCTGAAGGACGGCCAAGGCAACTACCTGTGGCAACCGTCGTTCGTTGCCGGGCAGCCGGCCATGCTCGCGGGTTATCCGGTGGCGGAAGTGCCGGATATGCCGGACGTCGTCGCGAACTCGACGCCGATTCTCTTCGGCGATTTCAAGCAGACGTATCTGATCATCGATCGCATCGGCGTGCGCGTGCTGCGTGACCCGTATACGGCGAAGCCGTACGTGCTGTTCTACACGACGAAGCGTGTCGGCGGTGGCCTGCTGAATCCGGAGCCAATGCGCGCGATGAAGATCGCAGCAGGCGCGTAAGTGGTCGGTCAAAAGGGAGTCGGGGTTTGAGGGGCGTCTAGCGGCGCCCCTTTTTATTTTCTAGTGGAGGAATTGTATGGCGACGCTTATCAAGCCGTTCAAGGGCGTGAAGAACGGCGAAATCTACCCGACCGAGTTCAAGGTCGGGGACGAGTGCCCTGAAGAGCTCGAAGACGGCGCCCGCGCATTCGGTGCGCTGGAGGGCTCGGAAGAGAAGAAGCCGGCCGCACCGAAGAAGTAAGCGATGGCGCTCGTCGAACTGAATCTGGCGCTTGGGTTTGTGCGTGCCAACGCTGGCGTCGAGGATGACATCGTACAGGTGCTGCTCGACGGGGCTACACAGTCGGCGGTCGATTACTTGAATCGGCAGGTTTTCGAGACAGAGGAGGCGATGGCCGCCGCGCTCGCTGCCGAAACTGCCGGCGAAAACCCGATGGTCGTTAATGCGGCGATTCGTGCTGCGATTCTGAAGATTACGGCCGAACTTTACGCGAATCGTGAAGAAACGGCATTCGGACCGGTCACCGACCTTCCGGTCAACGCACGAACATTGCTGCGACCGCATCGAATCATTCCGGGGGTATAGGCGTGTTGCGTTCAAGCGATCTAACCGAGCGCGTCGTCATCGAGCGTAGGAGCGGCCGAACGAACGAGAACGGCGAACCTTTGCCCGATGACTGGGTGAAGCACGACGACGCCTGGGCGAATGTCCTGTTTGTCAGTGGCAAAGAACAGGTCGTCTCTGGCGCGGTGCGAAGCTCCGCCGTTGCGAGTATACGTATCCGGTTTCGGAGCGATATCGATAGCGAAATGCGAATTCGCTACGACGGCCAGTTATACGACATCGTCGCGGTGCTACCGAATCGTCGAAAGGGCAGTCTCGATTTGCCTGTGAAGGTGGGGGAGAAGTATGTCTAGCATTCAAGTAATCGGGTTGGCAGACCTGCGTGCCGATTTCGGAAGGCTGGCGAAAGCGCAGTCGGCGAAGGCGCTCAGGCGCGCAACGGTGGCCGGCGCGAAGGTGATCCGCGACGCGGCTCGCGCGCGGGCACCGAAGCGGAGCGGAAAGCTGCGACGAAACATCGTCTCGGCAGCACTTCGCCAGAAAGACGCACCGGGCCTGGCGACGGCCGGCGTGCGGGTTCGATCAAAGGGCAAGGGCGACTCTGCGACCAATGCATTTTACTGGCGCTTTGTCGAGCTCGGCACCCAACACATGAAGGCCGAGCCGTTCATGCGGCCGGCGTTCGACGCGTCACTCGCCCAGGCCGAGGGCGCGATTCGGACGGAGATCGCGCGCGCGATCGACGAGGTGAGCAGGGGGCGGTTGTGAGCGCGCTGGTCGTCCGCAATGCGATCGGGACGGTAGGTGACGCCAAGGGTTATGTCGCAGTCGCTTCGTCAACCGCCAAGTCGCCGTACTACGTTGTGTCACGCGTGAGCGGCGCTCGCGATATCGCGCTTGGCGGGCCGACGGGTGGCAAGTCTGGTGCGTTTCAGATCGATGTGTACGCAAGCACCTATACGGAGGCAGATGCGCTCGCCGATCAGGTGATCGACCGGGCGTCGTCGAGTGGGGAGTTTTCCGTCGGTGGTGTCGGCGAGCTGCCCGATGACTTTTCGAGTGCCACTGGGGATTTCCGGGTGAGTATCGAAATCTCCGTGCAGTTCTGAATGATTCAAATTCTGTTTGGCCCGCCGCGTGCGGGCCTTTTTCTTGTGAGGGGCATATGGCCGAGAAGAGCAGGCGCATGAAGGCGCAGGGAACGAAAGTTGAGGTTTCGAAAACTGTTTCGACGGACCTCGACGACAAAGCGCTCGTTTTCGTGGATCTCAATACGACGGGGAAGACGTTCCAGTGGCAAGGCGGGCAGTCGTCTGAAATCGACGCGACGACGCTCGCGAGCGAGGAAAAGGAATACGAGCTGGGCCTGCCGGACCCGGGCGAGTTCTCGGTCGACGGAAACTTTTCGTCGGACGACGAAGGTCAGGCAATTCTCCGCGGGGCGCGTGCGACCGGCGAGAAGCATGTTTTCCGCGCGACGTTCGTCAACGGCTCGCAATTCCTGTTCGTCGGCATGGTGCGGCAGTACACGTGGTCGGCTGGTGTCGACGGTCTCGTCGCAGCGACTTTCAGCGTGCGCGTCAGCGGTGCGCCGAAGCTGATTCCGCCGCCGGCGCCGCCGGCAGGTTAATCCGGGAAAATAGATAAACGAGGAAGAGATGAAAGTAAATTCGGATCTGAATAGCGATCTGCGCGCGGCGATCCTGAATCCGCTCTGCGGCTGGCGCCATGAGTTTGTCCCCATGCCGGAATGGGGCGGACAGCTCGTCGCCGTGCGCGAGCCTTCGCTCGAGGATCGAGCTTTCTGGCTCGATCAACTGACCGCCGAGGCAGGTGTGGAACCGGGCGACTCGGAAGACGCAGTGCGCCAGAAATACCGGAAAGTGCGCGCGGAAGCGCATCGCAGCGCGTTCGCGCGTCTGTTTGTGCGCGTGCTTCACGTCGATACGCCGTGCGGCTGGCGGCGCATGTTTGTCGACGAGGATGCTGATTTGGTCGCGAGCGCATATGGCGCGGCTCACGATCGCATCGTCAACAAGGCGCTCGATCTCGGCAAGCTGAATGTCGATCCGGTCGACGACGGAAAAAACTCTTCCGCCGAAATCCAAGCCTCCGACTCGAACTGACGTTGGCGTTGCGGCTCGGTAAGACGCTTGCCGAGCTGCGCGCGCAGATGTCCGCGGCCGAATTCGCGTTGTGGCAGGCGTTCGATGCCGAGTCGCCGATTGGTGACTACCGTTACGACCTGCATGCCGCGATGATCGCGTCGGCGACATTCCAGTCGCAGGGGGCGAAAGTCAAGGTGGCCGACATGATGCCTAACTGGGCCGGCGAACAGGATGAATCTGAAGGCGCTCACGTTGAGGACGATCCGTTTTTCGCGGGTCTTATGAGCTTGGCAAAGTAGGCGGAATCAAATATGTCAATCAGTCTGCGCGAGCTGGTGGTCAGCGTTACCGCGAATACGTCGGAATACGACCGTCGTATGGCGAGGCTGGGATCGACGGCTAACTCGTATTTCAATGCGGTTCGTGACGGAGGGCGGATCGCTGACGCTGCATTTGGCTCCAATGCTGCGAGCGTGTACGTCACGGTTCGCGCGATCGAGTCTGCACGCGGTTCAATTCAGGGGTATGTCGCGGCCGCGGCTGCCGCCTTCGGCGTTCACCAGCTGATCGAATACGCGGATGAATGGACGAACCTGAGCAACCGGCTCAAGATCGTCACGCGGGATCAGATCGATTTCGCAGTTGCGCAGAACGATGTGCTTCGCATTGCGCGCGACACGCGCCAGCCGCTCGACGCGACGGCGGAGCTGTATCAGCGTATTGCCAACAATGCGTCGCATCTGGGTTTGTCGATCAAGCAGGTCGGTCCGCTTGTCGAAACGATCAGTAAGGCGGTTGCATTGTCGGGCGTGTCAGCTGACACGGCTCGTCTCGGGATTGTGCAGCTTGGCCAGGCGCTCGCGACCGGCCAACTGCGCGGGCAGGACCTGAACAGCGTGCTCGAAGAATTGCCGGGCGTCGCGGATGCGATCGCGCGGGGGATGGGCAAAAGCTCGTCGCAGCTGAAGTCGCTCGCGGAAGAGGGCAAGCTGACCGTCGAGAACCTGATCGACGCGTTGGAGCGGGCGGGATCGAGCACCGATGCGCTGTTCGGCAAGGTCGAGATGACCGTAGGTCAGGCGATGACGCGCCTGCAGACGGAAGTTGTCGCCTACGTCGGGCGTGCCAACGAAGCGACGGGGGCGAGTTCCAAACTCGCACATGGCATCACGAACGTCGCAGAAAATCTCGACACGATCGTACAGGTAGGGGCTTCGCTCGCGGCGGGGCGGATCGCGGCGTACTTCACGCTCTCCGCAGTCGCAGCGGCAAAGGCTACCGCCGCGTGGATCGCCGCCCAGAAAGCTCTCGTTGTCGAGACCGTCATCGAGAACCAGGCCGCGCAGTCGGCGGTGCTCAAGGCGCGGTCTAAGAATGAAGAGGCGACGGCGACGCTTGAGAGTGCGCGCGCGACTGAAATAGCCGCGCAGGCCGAGCTTGCCGGTATCCGCGTGATGCGTGAAAGCCTGGCAATGCAATCGTCACTGACGGCCGGCTCGATCGCGTACACCGAGGCGAAGCTTGCCGAGGCGCGGGCGATTGAGACGGCCGCGATTGCGCACGTGGGCGTATCTCAAGCAAATCTGGCGCGTAGTCAGGAAATCGGTGCCCGGGTCGCAGGCACTCCATACGCGGCGATCATTGCACGAGAGACGGCCGCCGCGAAACGGGAGCTGGAGCGGGCCGAAGCATCGCTCGCTTTGGCGCAGCAGCGTCGTGCGGCGCTCGAACAGGCTGCCCAAAAAAGCCACGTCGATAGTGCGCGCTACGCCGCATCGCTTGCCGAAACGAATCGCGGTCTTGCTGCAGCGGAGCGTGAGGTCGCGATGGCGACGCAGGCGCGCGAGCGCGCTGAGCGCGCGGCTGCCGGCGCGACGACAGGGTTGGCCGCTGCGACAGAGCGTGCAGCTCTGGCGCAAGCAGCGAACGCACGAAGCGGGACGATGATGCGCGCGGTCGGAAGCGGGCTGCTGTCCGTGTTCGGCGGCTTGCCGGGCATCTTGACGATGGCCGGCATGGTCGCTGTTGGCGTCGCGGCAAACTGGCTGCTGTTCCGGGACAACGCGAACAGTGCGACGTCGAGCCTGATCGACATGCAGGCGCCGCTCGATCAGATCATCGACAAGTATCGGCAGCTGACGCCGCTCATACAGGAGGCAGAGCGGCTTCGCGTTGAAAAGGTTGGTCAGCGCGCACATGCTGATGCAGCGGCGGGCTATCAGACGCTTGCATTCAAGGCGACGCAGGCGGTCATGCCTGCGTCGATGGACGGCGGCATAGCTGTGATCTCGCCGGAAGCGCAGGAGGCGGTCGACAAGTTCAATGTGTCTCTTCGCGCGGTCGAGGCGTCGACGGACAGTGTTGTCGAAAAATCGAAAGCTCGGCTGGGGCTTATCGATGAATTCGTGAAGGCGTCCGGCGGTGGGGCTGAGCTTCGTGAATCTCTGATTTCCGCTGCAGAAGCGATTGACAATGCGGAGGGGGCGGCACGGAAAAACTCCGAGGCCCTTTCTGCGATGGGCGCATCCGGGCGAGATGCCGCTGCAGGAATCCGGTTGCTTACGGAGGAAAGCAACTTCTTTGCCGGTGGTATGGCGGCGGAAGCATGGGGCAAGTATGTCGACAAGCTGAAAGAGGCATCCGCAGTTATCGGCATGACGGCTCAGCAGCGTGCCGAGTACGAGGCAAAGGCCAAGGGCGCAAACGCTGCGGAGGCGCGGCAAGCGGGCCTGATCGAGGGGCGAGCTGATGCCTACAAGGCGCTTGAAAAGGCCATCCAAGACAAGGACGCGAAGGCCGAGGCCGGCGCGCGAAGGAACATCGACAATCTGACGCGCGAACTCGCGTTGATGAATCAGCAGATGGTCGTCGCTGGTGCGCTGGCTGAATTCCAGGCGGACCTTGTCAGCAAGAAATTCGAGAAGTTTGGATTCAACGCGGATGCAGCGCGCGCGGCTGCCGACGTACGAGGCAAGCAGGCGTTCGACGAGACCGTCGCCTCTTCGGCGGCGCAAGTGGCGCGAATCACCGTCAACGCGCCGGGCCTGAAAAAGTCATCCGGCGCGCACAAGGGCAGCTCGACGTCCGAGGGCGAACGGCTGCTCGACAACATCAACCAGCGTATTGCGCAGCTGCGCGTCGAGGCGGTCGCGACGGACAAGCTGACGCAGTCGGAAAAGGATCTGCTCGGTTTCGACCAGAAACTGACGGATCTGCGCGGCAAGCGCACGAAGCTTTCCGACGGTGATAAGAGCTTGCTACGTGATCAACAGGCGATTCGCGCTGCATACGAGCGGGCGGTGCAGCTCGAAAAGGAGGTCCGCTATCACGACGCAATCAACAAGCTGAAGGAGCGCAGCGCGCAGATCGATGCCGAGCTGGCCGACTACGCGTCGGAACGTCAACGCGAGGTTCAACGCGAGCTGGCCGCGATGTCGATGGGTGACAACGCGCGCGAGCTGAATCAGGCGACGAGCCGCGTGAGTGACGAGTTTCGGCGCCGACGTGACGACTTCACGAAGGGAGCGCGGAAAGATGGCACGCTCGGCTCGCCGGAGTATCTGGCCGAAATCGACCGAATCAATCGGGCTGAAGCGGAGCAGATCGAACGGGAGCGTGGATATCTCGACCAGCGGCTTTCGATGCAGCGCGACTGGCGGGTGGGTGCAAGTCGCGCGGTCGCGCTCTATCAGGAATCGGCAGAGAACGCGGCCGGGCGCGCGGAGGAAGCATTCACCAGCTCATTTCGGAATCTTGAAGACGCGGTCGCGTCGTTCGCGGCATCCGGGAAGGTGGATTTCAAGGGGTTGGTCGACAGCATGATCGCCGACCTTGCGCGGTTCGCTGCGCGAGCCGCGATGGCGCCGGTATTCGGTTGGCTGGGCTCGGCGCTCGGTTTGGGCGCTTCGGCCGCGTCCGGTTTCAGTTCGTCGTCGCTGATGGGCGGCCTGGGTGGCGGGATTGCTGATGGTATTGCTGGCGCTGTAGGCGACAACCAGTACCGCTTTCACCTCGCGACCGGCGGGATGGTGTCGGGCCCTGGTACGTCGACGAGCGACAGCATTCCCGCGATGCTGTCGAACAATGAGTTCGTCGTGAAGGCGGCCGCGGTGCGCAAGCCGGGCGTTCTCCGGTTGCTGGAGGCGATCAATAGCGGTCGGGATGTCGGATTCGCAAAATTCGCTAACGGCGGGCTGGTTGGCGGAGATAGAGCCGGCAACGCTTCGATCGATTCGCAAGGCGGTGGCTTCACGGTCAATGTGCCAGTCACGATCGATGGCGGGGGCGGCGATCCATCGCAGATGATGGCAAGTGCCGAATTCGTGAAGAAGCTGAGACAGCTCGTGATCGGGCTCATCGAGGCCGAGCGTCGTCAAGGCGGGTCGTTGTGGAAGATGAATAACGGAATCGCATGATGGTCGATACATTTCAATGGTCGCCGACAACGCAGGGGCATAGCGGAGATACGACGCTGCGTGTGCGCAAAGCGCAGTTCGGTGATGGGTATGCGCAACGCGTGGCTGATGGGCTGAACAACCGGCAATCGACCTACAACCTGCGCTTCGTCGGCAAGGCGGACAAGATTGCCGCCATCCTCGCATTCCTTGACGCGCACGCCGGGGCGGTCTCGTTCTATTGGACGCCGCCGCTTCGGCCGCAAGGGTTGTTCGTGTGCGAGAAGTACGCGGAACCGACGAAAGAGGGTGACGTGTACACGATCACGGCGCAGTTCGAGCAGACGTTTGCACCATAAGGAATTACATGCCTTCTCTTCAAAAAATCAATCTCGGGACGCCGCCGCAAGGAAGGGACGGCGACTCGGCGCGCGTCGGATCGGTGAAGTTCAATACGAACGTCGATGTGTTAGAGGCGCAGGTGGCGCTTACGTCCGCGCCGCTGATTACGGCTTCGCAGACACTGACGGCTGATCACATTGGCAAACGGATCAGCATCAGTTTTGCGGCGGCCGGCGGCGTCATCAAGATGAAGCGCGCATCGACATGCGTTCCCGACTCGATGGTGTGGCTGGTCAACGTTGGCGCAAAGCCGTTCGCGCTCGGGAGCGATGATAGCTCGGGTGATTCGGTCGCTCTCGGCGTGCTCAACCCGGGCGAGGCCGTAATTCTGGATACCGACGGCGTGCACACGTGGCGTGTGCTTCTCCGCGGCCGTACCTGGACGGGCGACGAGGCAGTGTCTGGCAAGCTGACGGTAGCGACGGACCTTTCCGTCGGAGGCAGTGCTACATTCGGCGGCGGGGCCACGTTCGGCGCTGGTTCGAAATTCCCCGATCGTCCGGCGTTCGCCGGTAAGACACCATGGGACAGCGCGAATTTCGACCCTAGTCAGTACGCGCGACTTGACGGCGCGGTTTTCTCGGGCCGGGTAATGCTCGGCCCCCTTGTGAACCAGTCGTACTCGAATCACCTCTATTTTGGTGCGACTGGATATGCGCCGTTCATGCGTTCGAATAACGCGACGAAAACTATCGAGACGATCAATGCAGCGAACACGCTCGTTACGTCGTCCATCTCGGACTATGGCGATTTGTACATCGCCCGCCGAATATCGGTAGGCAACCAAGAAAACGTCCCTAAATTTGAACTTCGCGGGTTCGGTGACTTTCGCGGCTACGGCATGTGGATGCAAGCCAGCGCCTATTCGGCCACACCGATTACATTCGTAAATCCTGATGGTTACGTGTGTGGTTCGATCAGCATGAGCGCTAACGCGGTCGCGTACACGTCCGCTTCGGACTACCGAATCAAGGATGTGGATCGTCTGTTTGATGCTGCCCTTGATGTGATCCGCTCAGTACCTGTTTGGGAGTACCGGCTCAAGAATAATCCTGAGCGAGGGACTATTGTTGGCTTTGTTGCGCATGAGCTGCAAAGTGTGGTGCCACATGCGGTGTACGGCGAGAAGGATGCAATTGCGGGATACGTTCCGGTGTATCGGGATGGGTATGTCCCGGCGGCCGATTGCGGTGCGCCGAATCCGGAGGATGTCATCGGCGTGGAGGAAATCCCGGCCTTGCAGACCGTCGACAAAACAGAGCTTGTACCCTACCTGTGGGCTGCGGTCCAGCAGCTGGCTGCGCGCGTCGATGCGCTGGAGCTTAGTGCCGGAAATCAGCCTGCCGCACGGACGGAGGCGCCGTGACGATTACTGCTGACATTCAAGCACTTGAGCCGGGCGCCCGCGTCGAGTTGTTCGAGGTCGACTGCGCGGCGATTGGAGGCGAAGTCCTTCGATTTCACGGGCATCTGCAGTCGACGTCGATTGTGTGGCAGGGTTTGGAGTATCGACCGTGGCCCGTCCAGGCGGCCGGGTTCGAGCGGACATCGGACGCGCGGCAGCCTGCGCCGACGCTGATTGTCGGCGACATCAACGGCACAATCACGGCGTTGTGTGTCGTGCTGGGGGATCTCGTCGGTGCGAAGGTGCTCAGGCGGCGGACGCTGGTGAAATATCTCGATGCGGTGAATTTTCCGGACGGGAATCCGAGCGCCGACCCTGACGAGCAGTGGCCTGTTGAGCAGTGGCGAATCGAGCAGAAAAGCGACGAGCAGCCGGGCGTGCAGGTCGAGTTCACGCTGTCGTCGCCGCTTGATTTCGGTGGGCAGCAGGTGCCGGCGCGTCAGATCGTCGGAATGTGCCAGTGGCGCTATCGCGGGCCTGAATGCGGATACGTCGGTATGGTGTACTTCGACAAGAACGACAGGCCGGTGAGCGATCCTGCGCTCGACCGATGCAGTCAGAAAATCAGTGGGTGCGAATGCCGGTTCGGTGTGAACAATCCGCTGCCTCACGGCGGCTTTTTGTGCGACACGCTCGCCTAGCCCGTCGATCAAACTCCCTTCACTGACCCGCCGAATCGGCGGGTTTTTTTATGGACGAACGAATCAAGCAGGCGATCGCGGCGCACGCGCTCGCCGAGTACCCGCACGAGTGCTGCGGGCTCGTCGTGAGGGCTGCGGCGGGCGAAATGTACGTGCCAGGTAGAAATATCGCGAGGGCGCCGGCCGAGCAATTCGCGCTCGCGGCTGAAGATTACGTGGACGCCGAGGACATGGGGGAAGTTATCGCGCTTGTGCACTCGCATCCGAATGGGGCGGCGCAACCGAGCATGGGGGATCGCACTGTTTGCGAGCGGTCCGGCATCCCGTTGTGGGTCATTGTCTCGCTGGGAGTGCAGGCCGACGGATCGATCGGCATCGACGACTGGTGCGAATTCGGGCCAAGCGGGTACGTCGCGCCGCTTTACGGTCGGGAGTTCCTGCACGGTGTTCTCGATTGCTATTCGCTGATTCGCGACTGGTATCTCGCGGAGCGAGGGATCACGCTGCCCGATTTTCAGCGTGAGGATGGGTGGTGGGCCGATGGATGCTCGAACCTGTATGTCGCGCACTACCAGGACGCGGGATTTCGTGACGTGGGACACGACGCGCAGCTCGAGCCGGGCGACGTGCTGCTGATGCAGATCCGGAGCAAAAACGGTGTGCCGAATCATGCGGGTGTGTATCTCGGCGACGGCATGTTCGCGCATCACATGTACGGGCGGCTGTCGTGTCGCGCGGTATGGGGTTCGATGTGGCGGGACAGCTGCACGACGGTGCTGCGTCATGTGGGAGGTGCGAGGTGATGGAGAAGCTACGAGCGGTGAGGCTTTACGGGATCGCGGGCACGCGGTTCGGTCGGGTACATCGATTGGCCGTCTCGTCGACGGCCGAGGCCGTGCGTGCGCTGTCGGTGCTGCTGCCAGGCTTCGGGAAGTTCCTGCTCGAGGCGCGGGACAACGGGCTGACGTTCGCCGTGTTCAACGGCCGCCGAAACCTGAGCAAAGACGAGCTTGACGCGCCTGTCGGCGACGATGCAATCCGGATCGCACCCGTGATTATCGGCAGCAAGAGCGGTGGCCTGTTCCAAACAATTCTCGGCGCCGCCCTGATGGTGGTCGGTGCGGTTGCGTCGTTCTACGGGCAACCGTGGGGTGCGCAACTGATGGGCCTCGGCGCGTCAATGGCGCTTGGCGGGATAGTGCAGATGCTCAGCCCGCAACAAGCGGGACTCGCGGGCGTGGCCGATAACGGCACGTCGTACTACTTCAACGGACCGGTGAACAGCGCGGCACAGGGCGAGCCGGTGCCGCTGGTCTACGGCGAAATGCTCGTCGGGTCGAAGGTGGCGAGTTCGGGAATTTACGCGGAGGACCAGGTATGAAAAAGCTATACGCAGAATCTGGCCCAAAGCGGATCAGTGGCGCGAAAGGTGGCGGTGGCGGGGGTGGTGGCGGCGAATCGCCGGACAACCTGCACTCGGTCGCGCGTGCGAAGGTGCTCGACATCATTTCGGAGGGGGGGATCGTCGGGCCAGCCAGGGGAATGCAGTCGGTCTATCTCGACGGCACGCCAATCCAGAATTCGGACGGCTCGGTCAATTTCCAGAATTACAGCGTTGACGTCCGGACGGGTACGCTCGATCAGGAATTCATGGCGGGTTTCCCGGCAGTCGAGCGCGAATCGGCCATCGGCGTCGCGTTGACATCGGATGCCCCGTGGGTGCGTCAGGTGCAGAACACGCAACTCACGGCGGTTCGGATTCGATTTGGTGTGCCAGCGCTGCAGAAAAGCGATCCATCGGCCGGCGTTTCCGGTTATCGCATCGAGTATGCGATCGATCTGTCAGTCGACGGTGGTTCGTACGCGGAAGTGCTGAAAACGGCCTTCGACGGAAAAACGACGTCGCTCTACGAGCGCGCACATCGTATCGAGCTGCCCCGCGCGAAAACGGGGTGGCTGGTTCGGGTGCGCCGTATCACGCCGAACGCGCATAGCTCGTTGATCGCTGACGCGGTGAATATCGAAGCGATCACCGAAGTGATCGATCGCAAGCTGCGCTACCCCATGACGGCGCTTGTCGGAATGACGTTCGATGCACGGTCGTTCTCTCAGGTGCCTGTGCGCTCGTATCACATTCGCGGCCTGATTATCCGTGTGCCATCGAACTACGATCCGGAGACACGGACCTATTCCGGCGCGTGGGATGGCACGTTCAAGCCGGCGTGGACGAATAACCCGGCGTGGATCTTCTACGACCTGCTGCTGAACGAGCGCTATGGCCTGGGCAAAACCGTCGACGCATCGATGATCGACAAGTGGGGGCTGTACGAGATCGCGCGATATTGCGACGTGATGGTGTCGGACGGGAAAGGTGGCGTCGAGCCGCGCTTCACGTGCAACTGCGTGATCCAGTCGTCGGCCGATGCGTTCAAGGTGCTGCAGGACATCGCTGGCGCGTTCCGCGGCATTGCATATTGGGGGCCGGGCGCAGTGGTGGCGTCGGCCGACATGCCGTCCGATCCGGTCTACGTGTATACGGCCGCCAACGTAATCGATGGCACGTTCCGGTACGTCGGGAGCGAGCGCAAGACGCGATACACAGTCGCGCTCGTCAGCTACAACGATCCGACGAACCAGTACAAGCAGGCGGTCGAGTATGTGCCGGATGAGGATGGTATCGCGCGATATGGTGTCGTCAAGACGCAGGTGACTGCATTTGGGTGCACTTCTCAGGCACAGGCGCATCGGCTCGGACGATGGATTCTGCTGACGTCGCGCTACGAATCCGGGACGGTCTCGTTCCGTGTCGGTATGGATGGCGTGCTCGTTGGGCCGGGCCAGGTCATTGCGATCGCGGACCCGCGCAAGGCCGGTCGGCGCATTGGTGGCCGTATTCGGTCGGCCGCCGGGCCTATCGTCACGCTGGACAAGGCACCGACCGTCGTACCGGGTGATCGCTTCACGGCAATCTTGCCGTCGGGGGTCGCGCAATCGCGAGCGGTGAAATCCGTCAGCGGCGACACGCTTACCTTGCTCGATCGTTTCGATGCCGATCCGGTGTCCGGCGCCGTGTGGATGATCGAAGGTGCGGAAGTGGCGGCGCAGCACTACCGCGTCGTCAGCGTGCAGGAAGGCGATGACGAAGGTCGGATCGAGTACACGATCACGGCAACCATGCACGAGCCGGGAAAGTACGCGGCGATCGACGACGGCGCGCAGATTCAGCAGCGGCCGGTGACGGTTGTTCCACCGTCGGTACAACAGCCGCCGGCGAACGTCAGAATTTCGACGTATTCCGCGATCGATCAGGGAATCTCGAAAACGACGATGGTCATCGCATGGGATGCCGCCGACAAGGCGGTGACGTACCTGCCGGAATGGCGCAAGGACAACGGCGAGTGGGTAAGTGTCGCGCGTACTGGCGGCCTGCAGGTCGAGGTGCCCGGGATTTACCAAGGCCGCTATGTGGCGCGCGTGCGTGCGCAGAACGTGATGAACGTTACGTCACTGCCGGCCGTCAGCGCCGAAACGATGCTGACCGGAAAAACAACGCCGCCGCCGGCTGTCACCTCGCTCAAGGCTGCCGGTGTGGTGTTCGGCATCGAGCTGAAGTGGACATTTCCTGGTAATGGCTCGGCTGGCGATACGCAGCGCACGGAAATTTGGTACAGCCGCACGCCGAGCCGTGACGATGCGGTGAAGTTCTCGGACTTTGCCTATCCGCAGGCCTCTGCATCCTATCAAGGGCTCGCGGTCGGCCAGGTCTTCTATTTCTGGGCGCGCCTCGTCGACACTTCTGGAAATGTGGGTGCTTGGTATCCGGCTGCCGGTCCGGGTGTGCAGGGTCAGCCGACGACTGACGCGGGAGCTTACGAGGACTACTTCCGCGGACAGATCGGAAAGAGTTCGCTGGGGCAGGGTTTGCTCGAGCCAATCGAGTCGCTTACGCCTCCGATGGCTGGCGATGCGGAGGAATACGCCGGAGACGACACGATGTTCGCCGGGGTGTGGTCGCTTCAGTCGGCGATCGCCGAGGGCGACATGGCTGTCGCGAAGAAGGTGGAAACGGTCGCGGCCCAGCTCAACACGGCGACCACGTCGCTGTCCGCTGCAGTTCAGACCGAGTCCCAGGCGCGTGTCGACGGCGAAAGCGCGATGGCGCAGCAAATCGCAACGGTGCAGGCGAAGGCCGACGAGAATGCGGCCGCCGTGCAAACCGTTGCAAAGTCGTACGCCGATTTGAATGGGCGCGTCGCGGCGTCGTACCAAATCAAAGCGCAGATCACCGCGGACGGCCGGACGTACATCGCCGGCATCGGCGTCGGCGTCGACAACAACAACGGAATCATCGAATCGCAGGTGTTGGTATCGGCCAGCCGCTTCGCGGTTGTCGACCCGAACAATGGTGGATCGATGATCGTGCCGTTCGTGGTGCAGGGCGGGCAGGTGTTCATTCGCCAGGCGCTCATCGGCGCGGGCTGGATCACGAACGCGATGATCGGCAGCTACATCCAGTCCGACAACTACATCGCCGGCAGGCAGGGGTGGCGGCTCGATAAGAGTGGGTGGTTCGAGATAAACGCAGCGGATGGCAGCGGTAACAGGCTGGTGATGGACGGTAGCAGCGTGCGGGTCTATGACGGTAACGGCGTGCTTCGCGTACGCATGGGGATGTGGTGATGGCGGCTGGTCTGCAGATTTTCGACGGCGCTGGCCGTCTCATCCTCGACGCTAAATCTCGCGCGGGGCGCGTGGTTGGCATCGTCCATACCGGCGGAGCGGATGGCAGCGTTTCCGCAAACATGTCCGGTGGTGAGCCGTTCTGGGCTTTTATGCCAGAGCGGATTTTTTACCGTGTTTCGGGTGCTGAGCCGTCTCCGATCGTTTCGATAAATGCTGGCGGGATCAGCTGGTCCTACAGTCCGAACTATGCGGGTTCGAACGCCTATACGCGCGTGCCGGGCTGGCTTGTTTTTGGGGTGTACTAGTGACGGCAGGCTTTCAGGCATTTACCGATACCGGCGTTTACCAGATTGACGGATCGACGCCGAACTATCAGCTGGTGCAGGCGATGTCGGCCGATTCCGCTGACCGAGGCTTACATCTTGCCTATAACGATGCCCATATCGCGTTCGGAATAACGCTCCCGAGTGTGACGTTCACGTTCGCGGCCCAGGCAGGGCCAATGTACGGAGTGCACGCGTCGGGTGGCGTAGGGATCACGCATTGGAGCACCGATCGCAACGGCAATGTCTACTCGCTTACGTTCGTCACCGAGCGGCCTTGCACGGTACGTCTGTTTCTGTTCGATCAGGTGCCACCCTCGGCCGGGAATTTTGGGCTGCAGGTGTTTAACGAGCGCGGGACACTCATTGCTGATTCATCGAGGCCGTTTCTGCGCGTGCTCGATGTCATCTCCGAAAGGTACGACGGCGATGCCGGGTGGGTGGTTGGGGGCGCGCCGAATCCTCCATGGCACTCGAAATCGTACGGCGTGCCGGTTCTCATTTCGGGCATTTACTCGGTGCATTCGGCGTGGAGCTATAACGACCCGCCGATAGTTGAGCTCACATCAATTCGAGTCGATGGGGGGAATGTGTCATGGGGGACGGCGCTATACGGCGGGGGAAGGAAATCGAACTTCGTCGGATTCAGGGAGCAGTACCACTCCCGATTCATGGTGCTGGACGGAACGGGGCTTGTGTAGTGAGCCACCTTCGGGTGGCTTTTCTTTTTTACGGTGCAGGGAATCTGGGAGCAGGAATGCAAGAACACGAAAAAACGATTTTGGAGCTGGTCATCATGGGTGGACTGATTGGTGTCGCAAAGGTCCTGGTCGGCAGCGAGCAACTGACGTTTCGACTCGTTGCAGGCCGGGCAATGTTGGGTTCGGCAACTTCAATGGTCGCCGGCATTGCGCTGCTGCAGATCCCGGATCTGCCGCCGATGGCGCTGCTCGGCATCGGAAGTGCGCTTGGCATCGTCGGATCGCAGTACGTCGAGGTGCTGCTGCGCCGGAACGCGAAGAAACTGTTTGGGGAGAAGTGATTATGGGTAACTACGACGCAGCGATTCTGAAGGCTGAGCTGACTCGCGACGAGGACCGGCGCAAACGGATCTATACCGACACGGTCGGCAAGGTGTCGGGCGGCATCGGCCGCAACCTGACGGACAAGGGCTTTCGCGACAACGAGATCGATCTGATGTACCAGAACGACATCGCGGAAACCGAGGCGTGGCTCGACCGCAGTCTGCCATGGTGGCGATCCCTCGACCCCGTGCGCCAGCGCGTGATGATGAACATGGCGTTCAACATGCAGGCGAAGCTGCTCGGGTTTCGCAATTTCCTTGCGGCCGCGCAACGTCGTGACTGGAACACGGCGGCCGCCGAAATGCTGGACAGCCTATGGGCTCGGCAGGTCGGCGCGCGCGCGACGCGCCTTGCCGCGATGATGCGGGGCGGTACATGACCTGGATCGATCCGCGCATCTGGCTCGCCGTCATCATTGCGGCCGTCGCCGGCCTGGCTGGGGGTTACTTCAAGGGGCACGCCGACGGCGTGCTAGTCACAACGGTCGACGCTCAAAAAGACCAGATCAAGGCCGTGAGCGACGCACGCGCCGAGGAACAACGCCGCACCGCGGCGCAACAGGAGAACGCTGAACATGCTGCGAAAGACCGTGATCAGGCGCGCGCTGATGCTGCCGCCGCTGCTTCTGCTGCTGACGGCCTGCGCAAGCAAGTCGCCGCGCTCGTCGCCGGCGCCCGCCATCCCGCCGCTGCGTCCGGAGGCGCGCCAGCCGGCGACGCCCTCGATCTGCTCGCCGACGTGCTCGGCCGCGTTGACGCGCGAGCGGGCGAGCTGGCAAGAATCGCTGACGAACGCGGCATCGCCGGCCAGCAATGTCAAAGAGACTACGAGGCACTGACTGCGGAAGCTATCGCGACAAGAAATTAATTTGTAAAATTCGCGATCACGAAGTGAAAGATATCAACTAGCGCCTGAGACAGAAAATGAAAAAAATCCTTGCAGCACTGACATTCCCGCTTTGCATCTCTCTTTCCGCATGCGGTGGCGACGACGGGGGCGCGCCGGCCGCGCCCAGTAAGTTTGCCGTGAAGCTGACATTTTCCGGAGTGCCGCTTGTGACGCAGCAGAAGACGTCACGTATGGCACAGATGGACGGCGCGTCTCAAGCGCCGTCTGACGGGCAGGCGACGGTGGATGCCCTTCAGAAGAAATTCACGGCTGCCGGCACCGGGATCACCGTTTATCCGGGTGTGGTCGACGGTACGACGCTGCATCAGATCGTCATGTCGGTCAATAACGGCATTGGTCCGACGGAGGACGAGATGCGGAAAGCACAGGTCCCGGCCGTCATGTCGGAGTGGGTCGTCGTCAATTTCCAGCTGGACGATATGCGAACCGGGCGTAACGACCCTGCTCAGGTCGCGGCGCTGGAACAGTTCAGGAAGGATCTGCTTGTCTTTCAGAATCGGCTGTACCTTGAGGGGAAAAGCCTCTACAAGGTCATCCCGATTCGGACGTGCGAGCTGCCCGCCGGAGAAACGGCGGCCGACGGCCTGATCGATACCCTGAACAGTGTCCCCGGAAACGGCTTCCTGATGGGCTTGTGGGACGCCCCAAGCAAGGAGCATATGGGTGTCGACTGCCGTACGCCTGATCAGGCCACACTCGATGCCCATTTGGACGCCGTTGTCACCCCGATCGTTGCAAGCTACAAGGCGGTCAATGAGTACGTGAATGACTGCCGCGCCCATCCGGAAAATCATCCGGAAGGGTGCAAGGGCATCTAGCCGGGGAAGGAAGCACGCCCCGGCCAGCCGTTACGATTAGATCATCCCTGCGCGCCTCTTCTCGGCACGCAGGAGATGACGCAAGCGCTGAAATTCTCCTTGACCGCCGCTGAGCGCGCCCTTGTCATCACATTGAGTTGGGGATGTCCTGAAGCATGTGGAAATCAACGTACCTGAAGAGGATGATCGGCTCCCGCGTTGTGTCCTTGAAGGTGAGGCGGCAGCATGCCAAGAACGTGCCCCAGGCATGAGTGCGGACGCCTATCATGCTGCCCGTGTTCTCGACCGGGAAGATTTCGTTGCCCCAGGATTCACCGAAGTAGAACTCTGCCTTCGCGATTTCATTGAACTGACGCTGAGGCGGCCCATCGGTGCCTTTCTGATGGCGTACGACGAAGAGGAAAATGTCGTACTTTTGATTTGGGAGCGTAGAAGGGCGGTACACATGGACCAGTGCGTAGCGATCTACTCTCTTGTACTCCTTCGCTCTCTCTTGCCGCCAATCTGTCGGCTCCGTGGATATGCCGCGAAGTTTGGCAGGTTCTGTAGGTTTTTGTGGTGCGTCTGGTAACTTCTCCAGTTCCTTTGTGATTCCACCAAGCTTGAAACCCCTAGGACCGGCTTCAAGAGGCGAACCGCTTTTGATTCGCTCCTTGATTTCGTGCAGGATCGCCGAGAAAGAGCTCCGGAAAATGAGGGCGAGGCCGATAACAAAGATGGGCCAGACCAGAGTCTGAAGTAGCGGTATCCACTCTCTCAT